TTTCTGGAATGTACTCATATGGGAATACCTGCTTATAAACGAGGTCTTGAACATCGCTGACTGGCTTGCAGTCATCAGCAAGGAGCCGCACAATTTCCTCGTTTGTCAAGAGGTCGTTCATCAATTGGTTCTTATAATCGAAAAATTCTTCCAGTTGCATCAGAACCACACCTTCTTTCCATCGGGTACATCTGGCGTATCGTCACCGGACGGAGTATCTGGCTCGTCCGGTTTCTCTTTCGGGAAATGGTCATAGTAGTTTGCAATATGAAGTTCGATGTTATCACTGTCTTCTGTATTGCACTCTGTAAGAACGAAGTTAAGGACACCCTCTCCGTTATAGCTTCCACCGAGCTTAAACGGTTTGGTGAGACGATAAGCAAGGACGTTCTTCGAATCATAGTCATCAATTAAAAAGCGATTGTTGCGATTTAACTGAATGGAATACTCGTCCTTAGCAAGTGTTAGTGAAATTCGTGAATCACCGCGCACAACAATAAAATCGTTGTCGCCGTATTCACCGGTCAGATATTTCGTGCCATCCTCAATGACACACCACCGTTCAACGACGGTGTCGTCTTCCGCAATCCAACGAAGCAGATAGTTGCACTGCTTCATCGTACCCTTCGTGTATAGTTCGTTATTGGCATCTTTCTCGGTAATCAGCCAGTGATTGCCCATCCATTCGACCAGACCGCCGTGCGGCAAATCTTCTCCGGGCATCGTACACAGTGTTTTCAGATTAAGGTTGTCGGAGTTAATGACAGCCATATTGCGTACAGTTCCGTTTACGGTCAATTGATGGTACGAAAGGCTTGCAGGGAGCTTCGCACTTAAAAACGCTCGCTCTCGCTGCAAAACAGAGTCGCGCTTTGTGATGCCGTGTGCATTGATTCTGGAACGGTATGTGTTCCAAGGGTTCATTTTGACACCTCCTGCGGCACGGCATATCGTGATTTCAATTTATTGCAAATTGAAATTGCACGGAACACCTCACGCTTTACCACCGAAACTTCGCAAGATGGATTATCGATGAGGTATTGCAGGATGGCAATCAAAGACAGGAACAAGGGGTCTTCGTGGATTGCCTCAATGAGCTCCTTACAACCAAGCAGCTCCGCCTGAAGACTTCTCATATAGGTATCCAATGAACTTTCTCCGCTTTCCTTGATAGGAAGAATCTTAAAGAAAAGATTGATGAGGGTGCGGAAATAATTATTCAAGACCATAGCGTCCATCGGCACGCCAACCGTGGTCTGAATCATCATAAGTGCAAGTCCGTTAAATCCCCGTGATTGTACGAATACTCCCTCATCATATTCGTAAAATCTTTTCGAGCGGCTGCATATGCGTTGCCGATACGCATGAGCAACTCTGCGGGAGAATAGGTGGTAAAGTCTTTCGTGTTCAGAACACTTTCCAGACTTTCCTGCTTGTATGTATAAGGTTTCATCCACTGAACAAGCATACCCTCAGAAACGATGTCTGCAATCTCATCCAAATCCTCGTCGGGGATATCTACATCAAACTCTCGAATGATGTCATCGCCGGTTGTGGATAGGTCGTACTTGCAAATCTTTCGGAAGGACGCAATTGCCCGTTTCATGTAACCGTCAATCAGACTGTTCCTTTCAAAATCACGCATATTGACAAAGTCATACTCTGTGATTTTCGATAAGAACGCATCCGTGAACACATCATATGGAACGCTCATTTATAATCACGCTCCTTACTTGTCGTGCTCGACCAGCTCAACACCGAGACATTTCTCCAAAGTAGCAATGGTCTTGTTTGAGTCGATGCCACCACTGGCAATCAACTGCTTCGCACGATATGCGATGGACTTTTTCTGACCGTCAGAAAGTTTGGAAACGGCACGCTCGATTTCAGCGACAGGCTTTTCAAAGAGCTTATCGAAATCGCTGATGGCGATTGCAAACTTGTAGTATTGGCTCATACCGATATAATCAACAATCCACGGCTCGTCGAACATGAACCAGTTGTTGATGAAATACTTCTTGTTTGAATTCCGAGCGTTGCGAAGCTCACCAATCTCCATGTCCTGCTCTGCACCAAAGGAATCCCAGACGAATCGTTCGCCCGTCTTTTTGCTTCTGTACACAAGGCGACCTTGGAAACCATTACGGACGGTGATAATCGTATGCGGGTCAATATCTTTTGGGACGAGCGGGCGCTTTTCTGCAGCGCGGGACGTTTCCTGTTTTAACTCAGTCGGTGCAGTAGCCTGCTGACCACCGCGAGTTTTTGCGTTTTCATTTGCCATTGTAAAATCTCCCTTTCATACATAATGCGGGGCTCACGAAGAGCCCCGCGTATTTTGCTTATGGTCTATCAGGCAATCTCGTAGCGACCGATACCGGCGTTGCCACCAGCCAGCACGATACCCATGCCATACTTCTCGCCATACAGGTACTCCTGAGTCAGGTCACCGTTGGACAGCGGGTCGCCCATCACAACAATGGGGTCGCCTTCGTACACGCACTTGATGGGCTTGTCATCACCAGCGATGATGGTCAGCATATCGTCTGCGAGCGTAAACTCGGTAGAACCAATCTTGTGACGCTGCGGAGTCACGACGACCGGAGTGCCGTAGAACTTGCCGTAGTAGCCAAGGTTGTACAGGTCACTCTTGGAATCCGTACCCTGAATGGACGGAGCCAGATTACGGACAGCCTTCTTGGTGCCAATAATAGTTGCAGGCTTGCCATTGGCAGCAGCCTCAACATGGGCAATCAGGTCAAGCAGCTCTTCCTCGTCATACGCACCCGCAGTCGGGAAGTAAGTAACACCGCCAAAGTCGTCGGCAGTAGCAGTGCTCCACAGGGAGTAGACATCGTTCAGAAGCTTCTGACGGAAAGACTCAGCAACCTTGCTGATGAACGTGTTGAAATCAACACGACCAGAAAGGACGCGGTTGAGCTCTTCGTAAATCTTCACAACCTTCAAAGAGGTAGGAATAGAAACTTCGCTGATGCCACTCAGACGCTGACGGCGAATGCCCTGCGTACCATCTGCAGTTTCAGACACGATAAAGAGATTGCTGTCTTCAACCTCGAAAAGGTTCTTGTCGCCTTCGGCAACATTGCGGAAATCAACCAGAGCATTGAAATACTCATCGCCCTGCAGACCCTCAACGACAGTACGGGAGAGAACCTCCTCAATCAGCGTAAACAGACCGCTGCACTTGCCGTCGCGGATGTTTTTATAGTTAAGGGTAGTGCTGCCGCCATTGGCATCAATCAGAGCCTTATGCAGAAGCTCCATTGACTGACCGACAGAATACTGCTCAACATTGCCATGATAGGCATCGACAGCGACCTTAACGATATCTTTCATTTCAGCCATTAGCTTTTACCTCCTCTCAAAAATTAGCCGCCAACACTGGCAGAAGCAGCAGTGCTCTCGGTTTTGCCAATCTTGATGGCATAGTAGGTATAGCGACCAACGACCTCAACGTCCACACAGACGCCAAGACCCTTGCCAGCGGCATCAATCTTGCCACCGGTGCCAATACCGACCTCAGCGCCCTTGGTGGGGGCGGTGCCGCCAACGAAACCTTCCTTGGTCACGGAGAAAACATTGCGGCTGCGAGGGATATAGCCACGGACGGCTTTACCAGCCTCATTGATAAATTCGTCCAAATTCTTTTTGCGCTCGTCATACATGACCTCGGGCGCAGCGACGATTGCACAATCGTTCAGGTCATCACCAGCAGACGCTGCGACAGCCTTCATAACTTCGCGTTCGCCATCCTCATAACCCTGAAGCTTGACGATAACGCCGTTTTCCACCTCTGCCTTATTGCCAGACGCATCATAGAAGCGCAGGGAGACAAGGTCAGCAGGCTGCTTAGTACCGCTCATCAGGTCGGTACGAATAACTGCATAAGCCATAAATCGACTCCTCCTTGTTTGTTATTTAATTATGTTGATTGCGCGAAGCAATTCCGTATTCGGTGAAAACACCACCATAGGGCTCCGGCGTTACGCTGGTCTTCTCAACCACCAGCTTGGGACTCTTGGGTTCAACAGAGAACTTTGCAGCAGTTCCGTTTCTGCCACGGATTGCATAACATTTCTCCTCAAGAACATCGACCGCATACTCAGTGCAATGTTCACGCAGGTTTTCAAACGCCTCGACGCCAACCAAGTCTTCGAACTGAGCGAAGACCTTTTCCCGTTCGCCCTTTGCAGCGGCGTCTTCGGTATCTGTCTTAAACTGGCGCAAAGTGCCAAGCTCGTTCTCCATAGACGAAATCGTGTCGGAGGCGGTCTGGTACTTTTCAGCCCACTGCGTATCGTTTGCAGAATACTTTTCAGTAATCTTTGCAAACATTCCGCTGATAGGGTCGGCTTGACCGCCCTCGTCGAACGGAACAAGAGACAGTTTCATCCGTTTCTTGCCAGCAAAGTCAATAACGACATGGTCGCCATCCATTGAATAAGGGAATCCATACAGGTTCCAGTCCGTGACATCGGTTGCGTACACTTCGGACGCATCTCTGTCATAATCCCAGAACCAATAGTGGGAATCCATTCCCCAGCAGGTTTCGACCTTTTCTGACTCCAAAGCCCCAAACAGTTCATCGCGGAACTGTCCTTCCAGAGCAAAGCTCTCAGGGTTACCTGCATTTGCGGCAGGCTCACTACCAGTGGTCTTCAGCGCTTCAAACTTTTCGCACAGTTCTTCAACACTGAAATCATCGATATTGAAATCAAGCATCTCGGTAGTCAGACCGAACTCTGCCATCAGTGCAACTTTCTGTTCCAATACCTCTTCTCCTCCTTCCGAATAATTTTGTGGGTGTATGCCAACCTCTTTCGAGTGTTGTGCTGTAGTAAATGTTTCCTTGAATTCCTGCATCATCTCAGCAAGCTGTTGTTTGAAACCGTCACATGAGAACATCTCCAACGACGCTGACTCAAAGCAGGGCTCTGCTGTCCCCAGCAGGCAAAACGCTGTGAATTCAAATCGTTTGATGACGTACATCCCGTCAACCATTTCTCCTTCTTTGATGGAGATTTCCATTGACTCGTCTGTAATGCCATCATCTTTGATTTTTCTATACGCCTCTTGGCGTTTCCAGATTAAAGCGTCTACACACAAATACTCATGGACACCAGAATTGTCTTCGATTTCCTCCCACCAATACTTGGCGCTCTCTGGGATAACGCCGACCGGCTGAGTAACGTTGACAATTTTCATGCCGCCGTCATCTGTGGATACAAGCTCTATATCGTGCGACCCAATTGTGTCAGTCTCTCTGTCGTAGTTACACACAATGGGGCAGTTATAAATGCTCTGGATACAGCGCTCATAGGTTTCCTTGCTGATGAAGCTGTTGTTGCGATTCTTGCCAGTATAAGCAACACGAAGGACGCCACTATCAAAAGAGGAATTCTTCTCAACTAAATTGCTGATACCAGAAGAGAACACGATTCTCATGGTTCTCTCGCTCATGTCACAGTTCACCACCTATCTTTGGGCATAATAAAGCCCGCACATCTGTGCGGGTTAGAAGGTCAAAGTGTCAGACATTGCAAACTGAATGTCCGCACACGAAAAATTTTGATTGTCTTGGTTTAGAAACACATAAATATGTTTCGCCTCGTCCTCTCTTAATAGGTGATAACCCATATTAACGAGACGGTCTCGCGCATCTTCACCAATCACATAGATGAATCTCTCCATCACCAGTCGTCACCGTCCTCCCGAGTCTGCTCACCAGAGTCGGTTAGGTCGCCAGTGTCTTTTTGCGGCGCACCGCCTTCATCGGTAGCAGCATTGCTGTCAGACGAGCCACTTAATGTGGAAGAACTCTGCAATGGCTTAAACATACTCGCAAGCCCAAGAACCTCGTTCTCCAAGAAGCTCATACAA